AATGTAGGGTGTGTTGCCCCAGATAGTGTGCAAGAAATTGGTGGGGATTTACTATTTTTAGCGCCTGATGGATTACGGCCTGTGGCGGGTACATCACGTATTGGCGATATTGAGATCCAAACAGTCAGTAAGGCCATCCAGAGTAAGCTTGTAGATACAATTGCTAACTTTGATATGAGCGAGCTTAACGGCGTTGTAATTAGATCTAAAAGCCAAGTACGTTATTTTATTGGTGACGATAGCGACTTTGCAGCTTCATCCGATGGAATCGGCTATATAGGTGGTCTTACGGATAGCTCCGGGGCCATTTCGTGGGAGTTTGGAGAGCTTCTCGGGATAAGAGCCAGTTGTTGTACCAGTGATTATGTTGGCACTACAGAACTTATTTTACACGGAGATTACGATGGAAGAGTTTACGCTCAAGAGAGTGGTACTTCCTTTGATGGAGACGATATAATTGCAGTTTACTCAACCCCATATTTGGATTTTGGGGAGACAGAGCAACGTAAGATTATACGCAAGATCAACACATTCATCCGGGCTGAAGGCCCGTTGGAAATGTTATTATCGGTCACATATGATTGGGGCGACAGCAATACAGCTGCTCCGAATACTTACACTCAGAGCTCTTCTGGGGCCCCCACTATTTTCTCAGGCCGGGGCATAAATTACGGGGCTACTAACGTCATCTATGGCGGCTCAACAAAACCAATAATTACATCAAGTGTGCAGGGGTCTGGCTTCGCCACCCAAGCGACATTTGTGACGGTAGGGACAAACAGCGGATACACAATCCAAGGCATTGTATTTGAGTTTTCCGCTGGAGGGAGAAGATAATGGCAGGTTACACACGACAGTCGGCGGCATCAATTACATCAGGCGCTAATATTACAGCAGCGCCTATAAACGCTGAGCTCAATCAAGTTTTGGCTGGTTTTAACAATAGCACAGGCCACAAACACGATGGTACAGCAGCCGAAGGTCCGGTTATTGGATTAATCGGTGACCCCGGCGTTACAACCCCACTTAATAAAGTTGTTGTCGATAATGCAAATAATCGTATTGGCGTCTTTGTTGATGCTGGCGGTGCAGGATCGACTGTCGAGCAAGTCCGAATCCAGGACGGTGCTATTGTTCCTGTCACCGATAGCGATATCGATCTGGGATCATCCTCGGTAGAATTTAAAGACCTGTATCTGGACGGCACAGCGCATGTAGATACTCTGGATGTGGATGTTAACGCTGGTATCATAGGCAACCTAACTGTCGGTGGTAATACCACGCTCGGTGATGCCGCATCTGACACAGTTACCGTAACTGCTGATGTAGCTTCCCCTCTGATCCCGTCTGCCGATGACACATATGACCTCGGAGCAACTGGCTCAGAATGGCGTAATTTGTACATCGATGGCACTGCAAATATAGATGCGCTGGTCGCCGATACTGCTGACATAAATGGTGGATCGATAGATGGAGTAACTATCGGTGCTGCAAGTGCTGGGGCCATAACAGGTACGGCCATCACAGGTACAAGTTTCGTTATCGGCTCTGCAAATATTAACGAAGCTGAACTAGAAACTATAGACGGCGTAACAGCAGGAACTGTTGCAGCGTCTAAAGCTGTAGTTGTAGATAGCAACAAAGATTTTACTGGCGCAAGAAATGTTACAATCACTGGGGAACTTGATGCTGGTTCTTTAGATGTGTCTGGTGATGTCGATGTAGACGGTACGCTAGAAACTGATGCACTCAGCATAAATGGTACGGCAATTTCTTCGACAGCGGCTGAACTCAATATCATGGCTGGTGGTACATCTGCTACGACCACTACTCTCGTAGATGCAGACAGATTTGTCGTTAACGATAATGGCACCATGAAGCAGGTAGCCCTGCCTAATCTAACTACTTATTTAGGTGGAAATTTAGGTATTCTGTCCAGTGTGACTGCCGTGGGTGCCTTGAACAGCGGAAGCATTACTAGCGGTTTCGGCACGATAGATACTGGTTCTAGCACTATAACCACCACAGGTAATATTACAGGCGGTAATGTAATTATTAGTGACGGGGGCAACATTGGCTCTGCCAGTGATACTGATGCTATTGCTATCACTAGTGGCGGTAATGTTACTGTCTCGCAGAACCTCACAATTACAGGAAACCTCACAGTCAACGGCACTCAAACAGTTGTTGATACCGTCACCATGAATGCTGAGAATGCGGTGGTATTTGAAGGCGCAACTGCAGACGATCATGAGACTACGCTTACCATCGTTGATCCAACCGCTGACCGCACAATCAATCTGCCAAATCAATCTGGTACACTCCCTGTACTAGCGGCGGCAAGCAACGATCAAGTCACGGCAACTCCTGCAGAGTTGTCGATAATGGATGGCGATAAGTCGGCTGTTAGCACCACACTTGCAGATGCTGATCGTGTAGTAGTGAATGATGCAGGGACGATGAAACAAGTCGCACTGACTGACTTTGAAACGTACATGGAGACTAGCTTAGATACACTCAGCAATGTTACTACAGTAGGTGCCTTGAATGCGGGTTCGATCACGTCAGGCTTCGGAGCAATTGATAACGGATCGTCGGCTATTACTACAACAGGCACTCTTACAGGCGGTACTGTATCGTATGGCAGTTTAACTGATGGCTCGATCACTATAACAGCATTCGTTGATGAGGATAATATGGCAAGTAATTCTGCCACGCTAATCCCCACTCAGCAATCGGTAAAAGCATATGCCGATGCCGTGAATGCTACATCAAACAACGTCACTGGCCTCAACGCTACAGGCGCAGAGTTAAACACCGTTGCTGATTTCTCTGCAGTAAGCGTAGACACAAGCACTGCGATAGCCGCTGCTGATGCGCTTCTTGTTTTCGATAATGGTAATGAGATCGGTTATCGTGACGTAGATTTACTTGACTCTTATTTCTCTGGCACAACAAAGACGCTTACCAATAAGACACTGACCAGCCCAATCGTAACTGGGATGCATCTGAATGACAGCGGCTTTACCGTTGAGGGTTCGGCTGCAGATGGAAATGAGACTACAGTAGCATTTACCAATCCGACTGCTGATAGAACAGTTACATTTCCTGACGCATCAGGAACGGTTGCACTTAGTGGCAGTAGCAGCACCACTACATTTGGCGGTGATGGCTCCAGCGGGGGCGTTACGCTGCAGGATGGGCGTGTAGACATACGCACAGGCACAGGCAGTGTCGCTGCTTTACGTCTGTACTGCGAATCTAGTAATGCACATTATGTACATTTAAACGCTCCAGCCCACAGTGCATTTAGTGGTAACGTCACGATAACACTACCAGCGTCTTCGGATACTCTAGTCGGCAGGGCCACCACTGACACTCTGACAAACAAAACGCTTACCTCTCCTGTTTTAAATACAGGTTCAGTAGGAACGTCCCTCGCATTTCCTGACAATGCTAAAGCCCTGTTTGGTGCTGGGTCTGACCTGCAGATTTACCACAATGGGTCTAATTCATATGTATCCGAAGAAGGTACAGGCGATTTACTTATTCGTGGTTCTAACAATATTTATCTAGCTAAGAGTGACGGGTCTGAAACTTACGCCAGATTCGAGGCTGACGGTGCAGCTTCTTTATATCACAATAATGCAGTCAAACTAGCCACAACAGCCACAGGCGTAGACGTAACTGGCACTGTGACGGCTGATAGTTTGACTGTTCAAGGTAATGCACTCGTCGGCTTAAACCAAGATATTTCTATGGACAGCGGAGCCTCTGGTCAGCTTAAGCTAGACGGTGTTGGCTATGGCGCTGCGATTGCGTTAGATACTGACGCAATGAACATTTACACAAATTCAGCGTCAAGAGATGTTGTGTTAGGTGTTGATGAGACAGAGGTGCTGCGTGTAAAGCCCACAGGCGTAGAAGTCACTGGCGTAGCAACCGTAGGTGGTGCAAAAGTTAAGGTAGCAGGTAAAGAAACCATATGGGTTCCTGCCAGTGCTATGCAGCCTACTACTTCTAATGGTTGTTCTGCACTTACTACAGTAGAGACTACATCAGGTAGACCAGACTTAGTTGTATTAGACTTTGATAAAGACAGTGATGAGTTTGCACAATTTAGTGTAGCATTTCCTGTATCATGGAATGCAGGTACTGTAACCTTTCAAGTCTTTTGGGCTGGTATTGCAGCTACATCTGATGTTGATTGGATGGTTGATGCTGTTGCTATATCTAATAACACTACCATTGATGTTGCATACGGA